GTGCGCCTCTGGGGTTGAACATGAGTTACGTTACTGGCAATCTGGTCAAACAGTCCGTCATTAGCGTAACCTTGTCGCCTGCTCTCATCGTGCTCAACACGACGGCAGAACAGACGTTCACGGTTAACGGTCTTCTCCCTGGGGACATGGTTCTTGTCAACAAGCCCACAACGCAAGCTGGTTTGGGGATTGTTGGCTCACGAGTCTCTGCGGCGAACACCCTCGCAATTACGTTCAGCAACAACACGGCGGCGTCTATCACTCCGACCGCAGCCCAAGCCTATTTGGTCTTGGTGTCGCGGCCTGATAGCACGATCACTGACGGCAACATCTAAAGGAAATTATCATGGCTCTCCCTAACTCAGGTGGTGGATACCAATTCACCGATGGCAACACCAACGAAATCATCATGGGCGTTCAAGCAGCGCCACAGACGGCGACTACCACGGCCACTCTGACTGCTGCGCAAATTACCGGCGGCATTTTAGTTGGCACCGCAGGCACCGGCGCTGTAAGCTATACGATGCCTACGGCAGCAGCAATCGACGCTGTGTTTACCAACGCAAAGGTCAACAGCACGTTTGACTTGACGGTTATCAACTTGGGCACTTCGTCCGGGGTGATCACGATGGTTGTTGGCACCGGCATCACTGCGGTTGGCAACTTGCTCATCGCTATCACTGGCAGTGCTGCTGGTGTTGGTGGTGCAGGGCAGTTCACGTTCCGCAAAACGGGCGATGCTGCGTACACTGTGTACCGAGTGGCCTAATCGGCCAGCCCTCTACGCTCACAAGGCGTAGGGGGCACAAATTCTAGGGGCGATCTGTGGTAATCTATCTGAAGCACCCTGTACACGGCACCAAAGTTGCTATGGCAGAACTTGAGGCCGAGCAAGATGAGAAGAACGGTTGGGTAAGGTATACTCCGGGCGAGCAGGCACCAGTGAATGAACTGAGGCGCCGTCGCAAGGAGTCTGAATGAGCACCACTGCCGGGGACCAGATCAACGGGGCGCTGCGCCTGATCGGCCAACTTGCCGAGGGTGAGACGCCTTCCGCTGCTACGTCCCAGGACGCGCTCACCGCCATGAATCAGATGATCGATTCGTGGAGCACTGAGCGTTTGGCGGTGTTTAGCACCCAGGATCAGGTGTTCAGTTGGCTTCCTGGTTTTATCAGCCGCACGCTTGGCCCGACCGGCGACTTTGTCGGCAACCGGCCAATCCTGCTAGACGACTCGACGTACTTTCGCGATCCCGCGAACAACATCTCGTTTGGCATCAAGATTATCAACCAACAGCAGTACGACGGCATTGCGGTAAAGACCGTGACCAGCACCTACCCACAGGTGATCTGGATCAACATGGACTACCCCAACATCGACATGTACATCTACCCAGTGCCGACCAAGGTGCTGGAGTGGCACTTCATTTCGGTGACTGAGTTGGATCAGCCAGCCACTCTGGCGACTGTGCTGTCCTTTCCGCCAGGCTACCTGCGGGCGTTCCGGTACTGCCTAGCCTGTGAGATCGCTGCTGAGTTTGGTGTCGAGCCGTCGCCGCAAGTCTCGCGGATTGCCATGACATCCAAGCGCAACCTGAAGCGCATCAACAACCCGGATGACATCATGTCGCTGCCGTACAGCATTGTGGGCACTCGGCAACGCTACAACATATTTGCGGGCAACTATTAACCCCTAAATTACTAAATGGTACATGCTGGATGAAACGCACGTTTAGCCGCAAGATAGGCTTCATGCGCCTCCTCGGGGGTGTTGTAGTCTCCTATGCGCCGCGTTTTACTGTTTACCGTAATGCTGGCGCGCCAACGACCTTGGTGCGCAATGACGCCAATAAAACCGGACTTGTTTCGTTTGTTTGGGCGCCGTACGTTTTGAGAATTTCCGTCCGCAAGCACCACCCGCAAGTTGGCAAAACGGTTGTCGTTTTTAACCCCGTTGAGGTGGTCTATCATCCCTTCGGGCCATGCTCCGGTCATGTGCAACCAGACCAAACGATGCGCTTTATAAAGGCGGCGGCGCAAGCCTACAAGGATGTAGCCCTTGTCGTCAGCAGAGCCTGCCACATCGCCTACATGCACGGCCTTAGCTACGCATTTTGTCCAAGTAAGAAGACCAGTAGCGGGGTTGTAGTCCAGTACGCTACGAACGTAGTCTGCGGTAAGATCAGAGATGTTCATGCTGTTGCTCCAGTAAAGCAATGGTTTGGAAAGTGGGTGCGAGGGGCGGCAACCCCTTACACCGGCGTCTATGTTAACTCAAAAATTACTGGACTACAAGCGTGAAGACCCCCATTTTGGGCAGCGCATACGTTGCCCGCAGCATCAACGCTGCGGACAACAGGCTCGTCAACCTGTTTCCAGAAGCCATTCCCGATGGCGGCAAGGAAGCTGGGTTCTTGAACCGCGCCCCAGGATTGCAGTTCCTCCAAACGGTCGGCACCGGGCCTATCCGAGCCTTGTGGGCGCATCAGACCAACGGGTCGGACTTCTACGTCGTCTCTGGCATCCAAGTCTTCAAACTCACCAGCACCAACGCAACGCCTCAGTTGCTGGGCAACGTGTCAGGTACAGGCCCGGTGTCCATTGCGGACAACGGCGCCGTCATCTTCTTTGCCTGCAACGGCCCAAGCTACACCTACTTTGAGCCAACGGGCGAGTTCAACCAGATCACGGATGAAAACTTCCCCGGAGCTGTCACTGTTGCGTACATCGACAATCTGTTCGTCTTCAATGAGCCAAACAGTCAGCGCATCTGGAGCGTTGACACGGTTGACCCGGTAACGGCGACGTACATCTACCCGCTGGTCTTCAACTCGCTGTACTTCTCCAGCGCCGATGGCTCGCCTGACGGTGTGGTGGCGATCAATGTAGACCACCGGCAGATGTGGGTGTTTGGTACTGACTCGGTTGAGGTCTGGTACAACGCCGGCCTAGCAAACTTCCCGCTCACGCCCGTCCAAGGTGCGTTCAACGAGATCGGTTGCGTAGCCCCCTACTCGGTCGCCAAACTTGACAACGCGCTGTTCTGGCTGGGCACTGACGCTCGCGGGCAGGGCATTGTCTACAAGAACAACGGCTACAGCGGCGTCAGGGTCTCGACCCACGCTATCGAGTACGCCATTGCCCAGTACGGCAACATCTCGGACGCGGTAGCCTACACCTACCAGCAAGAGGGCCACGCCTTCTACGTTCTGAACTTCCCGTCAGCCAGCAAGACCTGGGTCTACGATGTGTCGGTGCAAGCCTGGCACGAACGCGCCAGCGGCAACGAAGGCCAGTACCGGCACAGGTCGAACTGTCAGTGCAACTTCGGTGGCACGATCATTGTTGGCGACTTTGAGAACGGCAACATCTACGCTTTTGATCTGGATGTGTACGCCGACAACGGTCAGATTCAGCGGTGGCTGCGATCATGGCGGGCGCTGCCGACCGGCCAGAACAACCTGAAGCGTACAGCGCACCACTCGCTGCAACTCGACGCCGAGTCTGGTGTTGGGCTGAACGGGATCGATCCTTTTGCGCCGTTGAGCAACCTGCTGGCTGAAGGATTCCCGTTTCTGGCCACAGAGTTGAACGACGACATAACCACTGAGGCCGGCATTGGGCTTTTGGCTGTCACGCCCATCACTACGTCTGACGACTTGCTGACCGAGTCAGGCGAGGACATCCTCGTGTCTGTAGCTACGGTGCAAGGCGTCAACCCACAAGCCATGCTGCGCTGGTCGGACGATGGGGGCCACACTTGGTCGAACGAACACTGGCGCTCAATGGGCGCTATCGGTCAGTACGGATACCGCACCATCTGGCGGCGCCTTGGCATGACTGACAAGCTTCGGGACCGGGTCTACGAGGTGTCGGGCACTGACCCGGTGAAGATCGCCATCATGGGCGCTGAACTGTTCATCACCCCGACCAATGCTTAATCTCACCCAAGTCCCGGCGCCGCGTGTGCCGCTTATCGACAGCAGCACGGGACTGGTGTCGATGGAGTGGTTCCGGTTCTTCAATGGGCTGTACGCGGTTGTCGGGGCAAACCAGAACGTCATCCAGCCGGCCAATGGCGGCACGGGCGTGTCGGC